GAACCGAGGACCGAGTCGTCAAGTACTTCAGCCAAGTTGGCGTTGTGATCGTAAGCCGCAGCTTGGACCTCGATCATCTGTTCTTCGCCAATCATCTCTATGCCGTCAGGAAGCTGGTCCTCGAGGGGTAGCTCAACCTGCATTTCTTCTGGCATTAGGTCAGCAGGACCGCCGGGACCCATAGCCATGTCTGTCATTTGTGGGGGTAGTGCCATTAAAATAAACTCCTAATGCTATGAATATAGCCTAAACAGGTCGCCAATACCAGTGCGAAGGTCAACCGGGCCGCCTTTGGCCTTTTTCATCAGTTTAACAACCCAAATAAATTACCAATGCCTTTTGATACCTGCGACATCTGAGAAGGTACACCCCTTTCTCTTAACACCGTCTCGGCGTTTATATTAGCCTCGCGTAAATAAGGCTCTGCGTATGAATAATTTTCCGCTTTTTCCTGAGTTTCCGGAAGTATGGGGAAACCTGACGCTTTAGCTCCTACCAGTTCAGCCTCATCCACCATTAGCTCTTCGGCGCGAACACTTATACTAGGACCTACACCCAGCCTGTTTAGCTCTCTCATCCCCACATGAGTTAACTCGTGCATCAAAGTCATCAAGCCCGACTTAGGTTGAACGGTATCTCCATATCTGCCAGTGGTGTAGAAAACAGTGGTTCCCTCAGACGTCGGCATTAAATCCTCAATCCCCCGCCCCGTCTGACGCTCAACGTCTCCAGCAATTTGTGTGCCTCTGCGTGTAAACAAATTCTGAATGTCACCTATTCTATCAAGTGGGTCCAAGGTGTCCGAAGGACCCATGTATCCCAATAAAGAATATGCAGGCATTGCAAAACGCTCTCCGGTCTGAGGATCCACACCCCCGTCATCAGAAGCGATTAGTGCTAAAAGCTCGCCGCTTGGCCCTTGGCCCGGGATTTCTCCTCTTGTTAGAATATCCCAGCCCAAACGAGCGACAGGGTTTGTCCTTAATAATGGGTCAAGATCAGCGCGAAGCTCTATATCAGCAAGCTGTTGTTGGATTTCCTGTGAGGACTTCGGCTCCATTGGTTTTGGTGGAGGTATGTCAACAGGAAGTTTTTTCAAATCCTGTGTGACTTTCTCTTGAGCAGTCTTTGCCATTATGCCAGCCTCGTGGGTTTGCGCTTTTCAGGCAGCATTAACTTGGAGAAACGATTGGGCACAAGCCGTATCTGGGGCTTAATAGTATTCCCTTTTACGATTCGAGGGGAGCCAGTCTTCAAGTTCTTCTCCGTTCAAACTGATAAAGCCCCCTTGGCGAAAACGCATCAGGGCCATTGTCATACTATCACAAAAGTCATCGTGTTCGCCATTCGGAAATGAGGCTACCTCCTCAATGACTTCATCAGCAAACTTTTCACCAGCAGGATACCATACTTTCTCGGATTCGAAAATGGGGGAAACCATATGCATACGAGTGGTTTTGTCTATTCCACCCCCGCCCCGCTTACGACCCGGAGCAAAAGTAGCTACAGGGAGGTTCAGTAACCTCATCTCGTCAGCCAAGGGTGTACCAGAAGCCTTGGCTTCAATCAACATCAAGTCTGGTTCCCAGTACTCATGCTCCTCCAAAGCGATCTGTTTCAGCTCCGGAAAGTTCCAACGACCGCGCTTCGCGTCCAAAAGGATCAAATGCTCGTCACCGTTGCCGTGCGGCTGAAATACACCCCACGTCGTGATGGCAGAAAAGTCAGCCGTTTCCTTTTTAGAGTACGCTGTATCGTATGATTGAATGATGTAGTCCAAATTTGGAATGTCATCCTCTTCCCACGGCTTCCACCACTCCCGTTTGATTACAGCGGTCTCTTCAGAAGTAGGATCCTGTTGCCACTGGGCATTCCATTTACTGACAGACAGCGAGGCTTTTACCTTGAGTAGCTCGTCTTTATTCCAAAATTCAGGCCAGAGTGGTTCCCCCGAAGGCATAATGGCAGGAAATTCCACTATCTCCCACTGGTCAGACATTATATCTTTTGACTGGGCAGCCAGTAACCTCCCCGTCAGGTCTTTCTTTGACCACCGGGTTTGAACGATGATGATCGATCCCCCCGGCTGGAGTCTCTGTCTAGGACCCGAAGTGTACCATTCGTAGGTATTATCATAGGCTGTGCTGGATAAAGCATCTTGTTCCGAGTGCGGATCGTCAATAATCAGTAAGTCCGCACCACGACCAGTCATTGCAGCGCCCACCCCGGCTGCAAAATATTCCCCACCAGCGCTGGTCTCCCATCGACCTGCCGCTTGGCTGTCCGGTTTCAGGTCCGTGTCTGGGAAGATCTCGTGATAAAACGGATCGGCTATCAGATCTCGGACCTTTCTACCGAATCTTACAGCAAGTTCGGTGTTCATGGTAGCCTGAATGATTTTTAACTTCGGATTTTTTCCGAGGAACCACGAAGGCATCAAATACGAAGCGAATTCTGACTTGGAATGTCGGGGAGGCATGTTGACTATCAAACGCTTCAAGTCACCCGATGCTATTCTCTCGAGCTTTTCAGCGATGATCTTGTGGTGGCGGCCTACAATAAATCCATCGTAGACATGCTGCACATAAGCCATGAAGCTTTTCTGGGCAGCCTCACGGGTGTCAATGCGCTTCAGCTGCTCCTCGAGCAGTAACAGCTCCTTGAGCTTCTCATCAGGCAGTGCGTGTAGGTTCATGTCCATGCCCGAACGATAATACATTCAAATGAATTTATCAACCTAACATGGGGAGGATGGGGGAGTTACCCTATCCCCCAAATAGGGGGGTGGGGGGGTCGGCGGATCGTGATCCGATTGCCGATCTGGATTAGTAACCCCGAGAAGTGTCAAATTGTTGACGCATTATTGTGTTTTTTATTGTTGATTATCCCATATGATCTGATATGATGATTACATCATCACAGAGATGATGAAACACTAACTTACCTAGGAGGGTATACAATGACTAAATTAGTTTTCAAGAATGTTCAGCCAAAGACCATTGGCGAAACCATCGACCAAGCTAATGCTTATGTATCGACAGCATTAGAGCATCTGCACATAGCCATTGATATGATCAATGATGATCCACTGGCTAACTATCTTGAAGATCTGATCTCAGATCTTCAAGATCAGGCGTATGAATTGGAAAACGTCGAGGGGTCTTTGCAGACCATTGTCGATGGTGTCGGTAAATAATCAACAGGGGCTAGCTTGCGCTAGCCCCACAACTTACCTTGGAGGGTAAAACAAATGACACTAGCAAAGATCAAAACCGAATACCTTGAAGCGATCAGCAAGCAGGCTATCCCTGCTCGGTTCATGGAATTAAAGAACCAGATCAAGGTTCTTGAAGCCGAGCTGAAAGCGATCAGCGATAAGGTTATCAATTCACCGGATCAATACCCTATGTTTAATGTTGTCCGGTCGACCAGATCATATGTCCCGATTGATACGATCAAGGCATATGTAGGTGAAGAATGGTACACCCAAAACACCATTACTTCCGAAACCAAGCCGTATATCCGGCTTAAATAATCAACAGGGGCTAGCGCAAGCTAGCCCCCACTGTCGGGCAATGTGTGTTGCCCCTGATGAGATCAAAAGATCGAAACAGTAAACAAACAGTCTAATGGAGTGACTAATGAGTGTTAATGTAATGACTACAATATCCAAAGTTAGCAAGCTTGTTATCAAAAAGAATATCGCTGATGATAACATGACTATCTGGATAAGCCATGCTGATAGCGACGACCAAGGGATATGGCTCAAAGATATATCCCCTGATTTTACCCTCGAGCTAAATGGGGTTAAGGTAGGTAAGCAGGCTAGGGCTAGGCGTTATCTATTTAGCCATAAGACTAGGGATAAGGCCATCACCCTGCTGAAGAATGGGGCGTTCACACGAAAGCAGATAGCTTCATTCTTGGGGCTAAAAGATAGCTCGGTCTATACTTTAATCACTGATATCCGCCAAGAACATACGATTGAAAGATCGGGTAAATGGGGCAATCAGCGGTATACTATAGCGTCATGAAGACCATATTCATATGTTTACAGATCATGGCGGCAATTGCCGCCATGGTTTTCGGAGTGGGTATGATAGACAGCATGGTCATACCAACAGTGATCATAGGGGCTGGTTTAACAATAATAGGTATGCTAGCCTTGATCATGTACACTATTATTTTAACTCACATGTATGACGACTAATTCCGCCAGCTAGGGGCGGATGGCATAGCCAGCAATACCTAGCACCCTCCCTAGACTAGCCCCTGCCATGATATGGCAGGGGTCTTTTCAGTATAGAGCATAAAGGCGCGGCGGCGCGTGATGGGCGCAAGACGCAAAGCCGCGCATAAATAAAAGAAAAGAGATTGAGGCCGCAGGCCGCAGGCCGCAGGATACATGAATTAATCGCTTGCTATCCTATCCCATATGATATAGGATTGTCTCACAATATAAACCAATAGAGAGAGGTGAAAACAATGTTAACAGCAACACGATATCAGAAGAGCAAGCGCAAGCTTGCAGATTATCCGTATAAAGTCTTAAAATTTTCCAGCAATAAAAAGCTGAAAAGCGGCGTCAAAGCTGGCGCATTTAAGGGCTATAAGATCATGACGCTAACGCTAGAAGAGCGCGCAACATGCCCTAGTTCTTGCCACCATTGGAACACATGCTTTGGAAACAACATGCCATTTGCCCATAGGCTAGAGCATGGGCAAGAGTTGATTAATCGCATTGATCAGGAATTAGAAGAGCAAAAGGGCAAGTCTTTATTAATCCGGTTGCATATTCTTGGCGATTTTTGGTCAGTGGACTATGTGAAAGCATGGGCTGGCTGGCTGGCAAAGTATCCAAATATAGCTATTTGGGGATATACTCATAATCATCCGGATAGCCCGGTTGAATTAGAACGCAACATTGCCCGGGCAATTGATGAAACCCGGCAAGCTTTCGGCAAACGGTTTTCAATCCGTTGGTCAGATAGGCCAGATCTGGCCTATAGTGCCAATAGCGAAGCCCTACAATCACCAGAAAAGGGCAAGGCCATTATATGCCCAGAACAACAAGGGCACGACGGATGCGGAACTTGCACGCTATGCTGGGATCAACCCGAGCGGCAAGTTATTTTCTTAACACACTAAGCACCATTGACTAGGTATCAGGAAACTGATACCTAGTTAAGCACATACATGTCATTAGTATGTATCTCTCACTCTATAAACTAAAGGCCGCAGGACGCAGGGCGTCCGGCGGCCTCTCTTTATCAAAGCTCCGAGGACGCAGGACGCAGGGCGTCCAACCACGCACCTCGAGCCGCATCACGCAAGGCCGCAGGAAAATCAGACATACTGCCCTCATACAAGGCCGCAGGACGCAGGACATCGATCCGCGATCCGTGGATCTCCACCACTTTTCCGCCGTCAAACAAAAATACATCGCCTGTCGAGGGTTCGTGGAGCAAGAAAAAACTGACACCACCGCACCTAGAATGTCCCAGATGCCAAGCAATCTGTGATTTAGACACCGAAACTTTGCTATGTTTAATTATTTTTAACTCTAGCCAGATAACTACACCATTTATGCACATATACACATCAGGCATGCCCTCGCTGACACGGTTTTCAAGCCTCTGGCAGTGTGTCTTTTTGGGAAGTTTCTGCTTCAATGAATTCCATAGGGCTTTCTCTGTCTTCGGCATCGGTCACCACCTTATAGTCGCCATCGATGGCGGATTGAGGAAATTGTTTTCTAAGTTCGGACAGTCTGGCGACAATCTCTTCCCTGCTCAAACTGTCAAGCTGATGGACGTGGTTCTGTTCACGCCTGTCAATAGTCAGGCCGCCAAGGGCAGAACGGATCTTCTCAGCGTTGATTGCGGCAGAGAATTGCCCTGCCTCTTCCGCACCGCTAGACAGTTCGTGAAGCCTCTTCAGCTGACCGCCAAGGCTGACCCCATATTTTCTTTCGCGTTGTTCCCTCAGTTCTTTTATCAGGACAGGAACGTGCGGAAAAGATTTTCCATCGAGAAGCTTGGCGGCATGTTGTGCGGCAGACTCTTCCGCATACCCTGCCTTCCGCGCACACTCAGCGTTGGAATATATACCTTCCACATAATATCGGGCAAACTCTCGCTGTCTGTTGGTCAGTCCAGATGGTCTGCCGCCCTTATTTTTCTTCTCTTCAGTCATCCAATAACTCCATTTGCATATAGGTTTTTTTTACCCTTCAGTGAAAAAAAAAATAAAAAAGCGTTCATGTACGGCCTCGTGACCCTGTTTTGCCACACTACAGCGTGGCAAAAAGAACAAAGCGTGGCACGGTTTTCCCTATGTTTTTCATACACTTGCCACACTTGCCACACTTGCCACACTTTTTTCAAACTTTTTTTTATTTTTTTTTGTTACCCGTAGAAAACCTATATAGGGATTTCATTTTGTGTTTGACATATATAGGACTATCCCATAAGATAATCCCACATGATCAGTATAAACATGGGAGAAGAACAATGCAACAAGCAGACTATAGGTTCGAGGATCACGGATCGATTTGGTTGATCCATCCTCTTAGTGACGAAGCAGAAAAGAATTTGGTTGAAGGTACGGCTGATGATTTCTGCATGTGGTGGGGCAAGTCTTTGGTTGTTGAACCGAGGTTCGTGGATCACGTTTCGGGGTTATTGATGGAAGAAGGGTGGCTAGTAGAATGAAAAAGTTTTTTGTTAAAACCAGACGCATTGCTTGGCATGAGGATGAAATCTGGGCGGCTGATGAGGATAGTGCGAGGGCAGTGTTTCTAAAACAGTGGACAGAAGACCCTGATTATTGCCCATC